TGAGTGTATCATGTGTACTCTTATCTAACTGATTACTTCCCAAAAGATTTACATCATAAACTGGGCGTTTCATTTTAAATTCATAGTTAGGTACTAACATATTTATTCCTCCGTTATTAAAATTCTAGTAGTACTTCAAGTCTATCGCAGCTGCACTCAAGGTGTTAGTCCACTTTATCATAATATAATATAATTCTCTCATCATTTCACAATACTTGTAACCATAAAGGTTATCGCCTACTTTCATTTTAATACTTCTTATCATACCATAAACAATCCCATTTGTCAAGGTCTGAACATTTATTATATACAGTCTTTGTCATCTGTGCTGCAACTTCAATACTAGAAGGCATATTTCCGACACAACCACTCATCACCACGACACACACTATGCAGAGTATTACTGCATAGTAGTATGTGTATTGTTTCCACATAGACTTATAAGTCTTGGTCAACATGACCTCCATATCTAAATTCTTTTGCGGCTGCATCATCAATCTGTTTCATTACATCTTCAGTAAAGTATTCAGTCGGATTATTAATAATCGTCTTACCGAACTGTGTCTTACCATCAGGCAATTGTATTCTTGTTGATACTTGTTTAAAGATGTCATACTTGACTGCAAGTTCTAAGAGTCCATAGTATCGATCAAGTCCATTCTCATAAGACAAACGAACATCTACCATCTTGTTCTCAATAGTCAATCTCGACTTATGATTCTTACAATGCACAATGTTACCAATAACTTCCGTACCATCTTTCTCTTTCTTCTTAGATAAAAAGATAATAGATGAAGCTGCATACTTCAATCCAGAACCACCACCCATTTCTTTGGTAGGGAACATAGAACCCATTGAATCATATGTGTGATTGGTCACAACCATAGGAACACCACAACGACCTAGTTTCAAAGTCAGAACTCTAAATGCAGCCTTCAACACTTGAGCTCTTGTCATATCTCTGGTTTCTTTTCCGTCAGAAGTATCTTCGACTTCTTTCGTAGTCGATAACATACCAAGTGAATCTAAACACATCATCATAGGGCGTCTGTCTTCCACTTTCTTTGCAAGATAACTATCTAACACTTTGATTGCTTGTGTTCTAAACTCTTGTACTGTTGTTACTGGTATCATAACCATTCTTGATGGGTCTATACCTCTATCAATAACCATCTGTTTGGTAATCGCACTTTCCGATTCAAAGTACAAACAACCAGCGTCTGGATTAGAGTCGAGAAATGATTTAACCATACCCATAACAAAGAACGTCTTTCCAGTTGCAGACTCACCAGCGATTGCAGTAATCTTATTAGAGGGAAGTCCACCATATATCGTTCCACTCAGTAATGCATTGAAGATATAAGAACCAGTATCAATGAAACCACCGACATCTGCACCCTCTACACCATCACTCACTAGAGCTGCATACTCATTTCCAGTTTGTTTAATTATATCTTTTAAAAAATCACTCACTTATATCACTCCTTGTATTATTGCAATTATTAATTATTGTTGTTCTACCATTAAAACCGATCTGTGCATCTAACATTCTCTTAGAAGTTTCAAGCATTATACATGCTAACATAAGAATATCTTCTTTGTCATCACACATCATTATCTGTTGATCGATAGGCATCATCAGTTCTTTCATTCTTTCAGTTACTTTACTCATATGTCACCCTCTTTCCGACTTGCTGATTTCAATGCATCAAAGCCGCCTGGATATCGTTCTGACAGTTTATCCACATTGATATCAAAGATTTCTTCCCATGAAGTATCTAGTGCGATAATCGCTTGTGACATATACCAACAGATGTCACCTAGTTCACTCTTTAGATGTTTCTTCGTATCGTCATCTATCTCTTTACCTTGAAAGAGTAACTTCTTTACTATGTCATTAAACTCACCGACCTCACCAGACAATCCTATAGAGGCTGTGATAAGTCTTTGAGGTTCAATACCATTTTCTATCATAATGCCTAATGCATCTGAAAAGTCTAGTGGGTACTTACTTGCATCACTTGTTACAGTATCCACAAAGTTTACATAATCTCTTAATACACTTGGATTCTTTTTCATAATATCTCCTAATTTAATATACCTATTATACCATTAATAAATGATTTTGTCAAGGACTGAACTTGCTTAGAGTTTTTCGCTCGCCGAAAACGCATTTTTTTGAACCTTATATCTGTAGTATCATGTAGACACACAATGTAATCCACAGAGTGAATATCACTACAGCCCAAATCATCTTCGTTTTCCAGTCGCACTATCTTTGGCCTCTGTCGCACTCAACACAACTAAGTTGCCTTTGTTATACGCCTGACCTAATACTGCATTACCTTTGTATTCTTTCTGAGTACGTTTGGTTTGCACTCTCCACTCATAGTCCTTTATATCCTTAGAGGGTAACTGTTTTGAGACTTGCACAGTTTTGAGGGGGGTGGGTGTTCGTGTGTAAGATGAATCCACCCCCATCTTCGAGAGAAACTTCTCATGTGCAATCAACGACTTCTCCATACTAACTGTAAGTTTTTTTTTCTTCTTACTTTTCTTATGGTTAGTTGTTGTCCAATATGCTGGGAGTAAGTGCATAGTCATAATCTATAACACTCCGAAATAAAACTTGACAATACCAGTAGCCATAATAAATGCACCGATAGAGTTAAGAACAATTAATGCACGATCATGCCACCAATATGCAACGAGTAACCAACCTAAGATTCCGATCAAGTATAATACCATAGTCAAAGGATACTGAGGGAATAGTTCTACACCCATTGCAGTTGTCACTTGTGCAGTTATAAGGACTGAGGAAGCGAACCATTTGACATACCAGTCCTTAGTGTGTAATGGGGTTATTTTATTTAAGTTCATATCAAAATCTTTCTCTGGATACTTATTGCATTTATAGATTGACATTCCTAGCCCAGTATTAAGGGGGGGTATCAATCTGAGAGAGTAGAGAAGAAGACTCAACACAATATCACACCACGATCGTGGAACTTTGCTGTGACCCATACCAACCTTAATGAGTCTTCTCTCTAATTCTTACTTACAGTATACTACACATTGGGCAGCTTGTCAATACCTTATCCAAAACAATCTGATTTAATTGACTTTGGTTTCTTCTTGAACATAGCGACTGTACCATCAACATAGTTTCCCTTATCAATCCACATAGTATATGCTTTACACTCTACTACACAGTTGACTGCAAGAGTGCATATAGAACATGGGTCTTCTTTCTTATTGTTCGGCCCATAGTATACGTCTTCTCCAGCGAAGTTAGACTTCTTGTTATTGTACATACCTTGTGTCGAAACCATTACTTCATTATCATACATATACATATTATATTCCCTCATTCATTAAATTTAGTGCATCAAGATCAGTAAGTGTTACTGTCTGAACGTATGGAGCAATCAACTCCTCTATGGTATAACCCCACTTATATGCTTCTTCCTCGAAAGCATCTTTCTGATTTTCTTCCATTAAATTTGCAGCATACTCTGGTGCAAGATTCATTAACTTTTTTAACTTCTTTTCAAATACGAACATAATTTAGTCTCTCTCTCTCTATTGTCTATACTAAGAGTATAACAGCCTTTTCAATAGAAGTCAACCCCTCCTCTGTAACCCTTACTCAGCAACGATCACAGAGGACACCCAATATGGTTAACTCTGCACTATACTGCGAATCACCGAATCACTTTGATGATTAACTCTATAGCTATCTCACCTCATAACATATACTATTATACACCATTTTGAGAATATGTCAAGGGGTTTTGTGAATTTAGTTGGATTATTCTGATATTATTTTGAGATAGTTGGAAATAAAAACGATAAGTAACAAACACTAATCACATCTACACTATGTTTATTTTAACCTTTATTTATATTGTCCGTAAAACCCATAATATCCCATACATACCCATAGTCAATCCGACTACAACCAATCTAGTCCTATGGTCTGGTATAATATAACGTATATCCATATGATAAAGAAGGCTTTGATTAATTTGTCTATTACCTCAAACATCTACTTCTTTCTTTCTATCTCCATATAACTCTTGCCATTCTCTTGTGTTATCTACCACCAGCCTAACAACCTACCATTACCTGTAATAATCATCATACATGTAACTATATGTAATACAAACCAAGGCGTTCTCATCA